CCGCAAAGCCCATCCAGAGTGTCACAAGCCGCTCTGCGAATCCAGTGGCATCTGCACTGAGGACATTCTTGGAGTGGAGATCTACAAGCGCATCATGGATGAAGTCGATGCCGCGCAGAAGTAGGCTTGCACCGCATGAGCTCTGGGCTCGGCTTATCTTCTGGACAGGCATCATGGTCGCTGCGACCTTCCTCATGCTCTGCGCATTCCTGGCCTATGCCTTCGTCTTCGTCACACAGCCCATCGGCGCACAGGCCGAGAATGACAAGCTCATCGGTGGGCAGATCTCTACCATCGTGACATTCCTGGCGGGTAGTCTAGGCGGCATCTTGGCATCCAATGGCTTGAAAAAGACAGCAGACAATCGGAAGGAAAAAGATGAGGACAATTCAACGCAATGATTTCGCAACGATGGCAATAATCGTGCCATCACGCGGAAGGCCAGAAAATATCATCGAGCTCCAGGAAGCATTCAAGGAGACGATGACCGAGTCACCGATGTTCGTGGTCTGCGATCACGATGATCCACAGCTAACCGAGTACGAGAAAATAGTGGAGAATCTCATGGTCTTCCGCAGAGAATCCAAAGGCATGGCGGCTCCGCTCAATAAGGCTGTCCGCAAGCTGTTACTTGAGCATCACTTCACACACTTCGCCTTCTTGGGCGATGACCACAGACCGAGGACACATCGCTGGGATCAGATGTGGATTGACATCTTGGAAGATCGTGGTGGCTTGGTCTATGGCGATGACCTCTTCCAGCGCGAGAATCTCCCGACAGCAGTGGGCATGGAAGGCATCATCGCCGCAGAGCTGGGCGGGATGGTTCCGGAAGGCTTCATTCATCTCTATCTTGACAACTTCTGGAAGAGACTGGGCGAAGATATTGGCCGACTCTTCTATCTTCCTGACTGCATCATCGAGCACTGCCATCCGCTCATTGGCAAGAGCAAAGTGGATGAGGGCTATGTCCGAGTCAATAGCCAAGAGATCTATGATGCTGACGGCCAGCGATTCGTGCAGTACATGGCATCCGAAGAATATGCAGCCCTGGTCAAGAGGCTGACATGATCCTCATCACCGGCTCAGAGGGATTCGTGGGGCGCAACTTCCTGGCTTCGCCCGATCTCTATGGGGATGTGCGGTGTATCGACATCAAGACTGGCACAGATGCCAGAGACTTCTTCCGCAATGATGACACGCACTTCGATCTGGTCATCCATCTAGCTGCTGTGGTCGGTGGTCGCATGCTCATTGAAGGATCTCCGCTATCACTCGCTGTCGATCTGAGCATCGATGCAGAGATGGCATCCTGGGCAATGCGTACCAAGCCAGGACATATTCTCTACTTCTCATCCAGTGCCGCCTATCCCATCAAGTATCAGGAAGAGCATCTGGCACACAAGCTCTCGGAAGCCGACATCAATCTCGACATGATCCAGAATCCCGATATGACTTATGGCTGGGCGAAGCTGACCGGCGAGATGTTGATGAATCACTTACGGCGCGAAGGGCTCTCGGTCACTACGCTCCGACCATTCTCTGGGTATGGCTCCGATCAAGACCTGGACTATCCCTTCCCATCCTTCATCGAGCGCGGCTTGGCTCGCCAGGATCCCTTCGTCATCTGGGGATCGGATCGGACTGTGCGGGATTGGATTCACATCCACGACATCGTCTCGGCCTGTCTGGTGATGGCGCGATTGCAGGTCAATGAGACAGTCAATCTTTGCACCGGTATCGCCACACCATTCCGGAGACTGGCCGAGATTGTCGGAGAGCAGGTGGGCTACATGCCGGAAATCTGGGTCGAATCGGACAAGCCCAAAGGCGTGGCCTATCGCGTAGGCAATCCCTACAAGATGCTCCAGTGGTATGTGCCAAAGATTTCTCTCGCCGAGGGCGTGGCGCGCGCCCTCGATGCCAGGGGCAGGCGCTAGAATTGTTCCACGACTGGAAGGAGTCGATCATGAGCAACTTTGAGATCATCATGCTCACCATTCTCATCTTGGTCACGATGTTCGTGGCGATGTTGATTGGTTATCGGAATGGCTACACAGACGGCCATGAAATCGGATTCAAGCGCGGCAGAGCTGCCAATAGGCATGCGAGCGTGAAGTCATGAACAAAATGCTGGAATATGCGCTCAGCTACATTGCAGAGGGCTGGTATGTCTTGCCACTGAATCCAAAGGGCAAAGAGCCCTTCACAAAATACGCGCCACAAGGCTTCAAGAGCGCGACCAATGATCCGAATCTGGCAATCAAGTGGTGGTCAAAACATCCGAATCTCAACATCGGAATCGCCTGCGCCAAGAGTGGTCTGGTGGTCTTTGATGTGGATGAACGCTCCGGCGGTACGACACAAGGACTTGCCACCACATTGACTATCCGCACAGGCAATGGCTTTCACTTCTACTATGATGCCAAGCCCGATGCCCGATTCCCTGGCAAGCTCCGGCAGGGCGTGGATATCAAGTACAACGGCTATGTGGTAGCGCCACCATCAGTTCATCCCAATGGCGAAATCTATCGAGTGGTCAGCGCTGATGTGCGCAGGAGAGTGGCATCATGAATCCCGATGATGCAGCAGCTCTGCGAGCACCATTCCCGAAGGATGTCATTGAGTTCAAGAGCATGAATGGCAAAGACTTCGCCTATGTCAATCACGCTCTTGTCACTGATCGCTTGATTCAAGTAGATCCCTGCTGGACTTGGGAGCCGATGGCCATTGATGATCGCGGAGCTCCACGCCTAGACATGCAGAATGGGCTCTGGATTCGATTAACGATCCTGGGAGTCACGCGCATTGGCTACGGCGCAAGCGAGCCCCACCAGAAGGGAGCCGATGCGGTCAAGACAGCCATCTCTGATGCCATCAAGAATGCGGCGATGCGCTTCGGCGTGGCGCTTGATTTATGGGGCGCAGACGGGGCTGGAGAGCCTTCTCTGGCTGTGGTGAGGTCACTTGTCCAGGAGCCACTGGATGACAATCCCTGGGCGGTCACAGAGGCCGAAGAGAGCCAAGACTCATTCGCTTCGGCATGTGAGCATGGGGAGCGAGTCTTCCGCAAGGCCAAAGATGACAAGTGGGCGGCCTACTTCTGTCCGACTAAAGCCGAGGGCTGTCAGCCTGTTGATGCGAGGACAGGGCGATCATGGCCAAAGAAGTGAAGGGCTGGCCACAGATTCCTGAGACCGAAGAAGAGCGACTTGCTCGACTGCATGCTGTGGCAATCAAAGTCCAGGAGTTATTTGGCCCTTTCAGTGAATCAGAGCGGCGATGTCCGCAATGTGCAAAGAAGATGGTGGTCGAGTACGCCGAATCTCCCAATGACATTGAGCCTGGAATCTTCGTGCAGAGCTGCTGGGGATGTGGATATGAGAGCCATCTGTGAATGTCATCTCTCTTTTCACTGGCGTGGGTGGCTTTGATCTTGGAGCAAAACTTGCAGGCTTGAATGTCATTGGCATGGTGGAAATTGACAAGAATTGTCAAAGGGTCTTGAGACATCACTTCCCTGATGTTCCTTTGCATGATGACATCATGACCTCAATCGAATGGGCGAAGGAGCAGGATTTCAATGGAAGAGTGGACATTGTCTGTGGGGGATTTCCCTGTCAAGATGTCAGCATCGCTGGCAAGAGAGCTGGAATCGCGGGGGCAAGAAGTGGATTATTCTGGCAAGCCTTACGATTTACAAAAGAAGTCGGCGCGCACACTCTCATCTTGGAGAATGTGCCAGGACTTCTATCCTCAAATCAAGGTCGGGATTTCGCAGTCATCATCACTGCATTGGCCGACTCAGGGCTTGATCACATCGAGTGGCGAGTGCTGGATTCGCAATTCTTTGGAGTTCCCCAGAGACGCAAAAGAATCTTCCTTATTGCAACTTCTCGAAACAGAGACGGCCAGCCAATACTCGTTGAGCCCAAAGGCTTGCAGTGGGATTCTTCGGAGATCATTGAAAAAGGGCAAGGCGCTTCCGCATGAATTACAGGATGCTCTCATTCGTCAAATCTCGAAGGGCGCAGAGCGTGGATGACCATGAGACTTGGATTGAATCAGGCATCACTCCCACACTCAATGCCTTTGATGGTGGGGATACGCGAAGCACAGTCATCATCGTGCGTATGCGACAAGGCAAGGCGGGGGGGGGGGAAGGGAGCTTTGATGTCTAAGAATAAGTCTTTG